GATTGGTAAATATGTAAAACCTGCTGCTGGATTCAATGTTATTGCAACTGCAAATACTAAGGGTAAAGGCAGCGATGACGGTCGCTTTATTGGAACCAATGTTCTCAATGAGGCATTTCTTGAGCGATTCCCTGTAACTCTTGAACAAGATTACCCGAATGCTTCTACCGAAACTAAGATCCTGACTAATGTTGGATGTGATCAAGACTTCGCAGATAATCTTGTCAAATGGGCAGGCGTTATTCGCAAGACTTTCTTTGACGGTGGAGTTGATGAAGTTATCACCACTCGTCGTCTTGTTCATATCGCTGAAGCATACAAGATCTTTGGCGATCGTCTCAAGTCTATTCAAGTCTGTGTAAATCGCTTCGATGAAGATACCAAGCAATCGTTCTTGGAACTCTATACCAAAGTCGATGCTGGTGAAGAGAACGGCGAAGAACAAGTTCCGTTCTGATTGACAAACACTAAACCATGTCCTATACTGGGGAGGTAAATCTCCCCCTTTATTATGAATTTCAAATATAATGAAGACGTGATCCTTGACGAGTTGCGTCAATACATCATGGACACTTACCGTCAGCATTATTCTGAAGGTGAGGATGGCATTCAAACTCTTGATTTGATTGCCGCCTGTGGTGACGGAGAACCATTCTGCCGTAGCAACATTCTGAAGTATGCTTCACGCTACGATAAGAAAGGCACTGCCCGACGTGACATCATGAAGGTCATGCACTATGCAGTGCTTCTTATGCACTTCAATGATAAAAATGCAAACCGTGAGGAGTATCCTAATCGATGACTGTACTGACTAAAAAAACTTTTGATATTCTGACCAACTTCTCTTCGATCAACAACTCGATCGTTATCAAACCAGGCAGCACTATTCGCACTCTGAGTGTGAACAAAAACATCATGGCAGTTGCTAACGTAGATGAAACCTTCGATGATCAAATCTCAATCTACGATCTTGCAAGTCTGCTGAATGGCACTAGGTTTTTTCAGCAACCAGAACTTGTTACTGGAACTGATAACTATTTGACTATCACTGAGTCTGGAAATACTCGAAAGCGTGTTCGGTATTACTATGCTGATCCTGACATTATTGTTCAGGCACCAGATAAAGAACTTGAACTTCCTTCGATTGATGTTGAGTTTGATCTGAGCAGCGAAGATCTCGGATCACTTCTGTCAGCAGCAAATGTTTATCGAGTTCCTGATCTTTGTGTATTTGGTGATGGAAGCATCATTACAATCTGTGTTACTGACAAGAAGAACGATACCTCAAACACGTTCTCCATCGAAATTGGTAAGACTGATAAAGAGTTTTGCTACTGCTTCAAAGTGGAAAACCTTCGAGTTCTGAAACATGATTACCACATCAGTATCAGTAAGTCGAATGTTGCTTACTTCAAGAGCGGTACAGTACGTTATTGGATTGCACTAGAACCATGAACCAGTTTGAATTCTATGGATATGATTTTATCCCTGGAATTCTAACTCCCAAAGAAACTGCAAATCTCCATAAGAGACTGCAAGAAGAGGAGTTTGATAAGGATCCAGTGGAATATGATCCTGGTAGAGGACTTGTGAAGATGACATATCGTCCACCTGCTGCTAAAGATGTGCATGAACGAGTGCATTATTTTTTGGAGAGATACTTATCAACTCCTTTATATCCTACGTATTGGTTTTGTACTCAGTACTATAACAAATCCTATATGGCAGCACATAAAGATCGTGGTGCCTGTGAAGTATCTGTTAGTATGAATATATCTCAGGATCAACCCTGGGAATTGAAACTAAGAGATAAAACTGGTAAACTAATTCGTGAAAAAACTAATCCTGGAGATGGGATTCTATATGCAGGAACAGACGTTGAGCATTGGAGAACCCCATACAAAGGTAGAATTTACACTCAATTGTTCCTTCATTATGTAAAAAAACATGGAAAATACTCCGAGTACAGATACGATACGTGATGCTCACAATCCAATTCCAGTTCTCCGTGAATGTGGAACTTGCAAAGAATGCTGCCAAGGATGGTTGATTGGAGAAGCACATGGGATATCATTCTTCCCAAATCATCCGTGCCATTACTTAGACACTAATGAAAGTAGGTGCGGTGGATGTACGATTTATAGTGAAAGACCTGCAGTTTGTAGAGATTTCAAATGTATGTGGTTGACCAATCAGCAAATTCCACTCTGGATGAAACCAGAAAAATCAAAAGTTATTGTCTATGAACGTGCTTATGAAGATGTTGATGGAACATACATGGAACCAGGATGGAAAATCAACTGGGTTTCTATGGTAGAATGTGGCAAAGACGTTGACCCCACAGTTCTCAATTGGATGTTTCAGCAAGCAAGGAACAATGAATTCAATCTTCACTATCAAGTGAAGAAAACTGATTACTATATGGGATCTCAAGAGTTCCATGATTTTGCTAAAGCAACTGGTCTACGTTCAAATACTGCTACTTGATTATGAATGATTTTCTTTGGGTTGAAAAGTATCGTCCTCAGACTGTGGAAGAGTGTATTCTTCCAGATGAGACTAAAGCAATCTTTGCTGGGTTTATTGAGCAGGGAGAGATTCCAAATCTTCTTCTGAGTGGAACCGCAGGCATTGGCAAGACCACCATTGCTAAGGCACTTTGCCGACAGTTGGGGGTTGATTGTATGGTCATCAACGGATCCGATGAAGGACGTTTCTTGGACACCGTTAGAAATCAAGCAAAGTCTTTTGCTGCCACTGTCTCATTGACCTCTAGCGCCCGTCACAAGGTGCTTATCATCGATGAGGCAGACAATACCACCCATGACGTACAACTGCTTCTGAGGGCATCTATTGAGGAGTTCCAGAAGAACTGCCGATTCATTTTCACCTGCAACTTCAAGAACAAGATTATTGAACCGTTGCACTCTCGTACCACTGTGGTTGATTTCAATATTACTGGTAAAGAGAAGGTGAAGATGGCAGGGTCATTCATGGACCGTTGCCAAGAGATTCTTGATGCAGAAAAAGTGAGTTATGATACTAAGGTTCTTGCTGAACTGATCATGAAGTACTTCCCAGACTTCAGGAGGACTCTCAATGAACTGCAGCGTTATTCATCTACTGGTAAGATTGATACTGGCATCATGGCAGTTTGCTCTGATGAAAGTTATGCCACGTTGATCTCAGCATTGAAGTCAAAGAACTTTACTCAAGTCAAGAAATGGGTTGAAGTCAATGTTGACAATTCCCCTGCCACAATTATGCGTGGCATTTATGAACGTCTATATACAATGCTAAACAAGCAGAGTATTGCTGCTGCTGTTCTAATCATTGCAGAGTATCAATATAAGTCTGCTTTTGTTGCTGATCAGGAGATCAATCTCCTTGCTTGTCTTACACAGATTATGTTAGAGTGTGAATTCCAATGAATGTAAAATTGATTCGTATGTGGTCTGGCGAAGATGTCGTCGCAGACTTGATTGAAACTAAAGATGATTCTATTGTCATCTGCAATCCTATTGTTGCAGTTCCTGCTGGTCAGGGACAAATGGGATTTGCCCCATGGTCGCCACTGCTGAGTGGCAAAGGAACCGAACTAGAAATCACAAAAAAATATATTGTGTACATTTCTGAAACTCAAGATCAAATCGTTGAGCAGTACACTAGTATGTTCTCAGTAATTCAGGCACCAAGTAAGAAGTTGATTGTATGAAACTAAAAACTCCCCTCCGTTATCCTGGTGGTAAGTCTCGTGCCACACAAAAACTAGCACAGTTTCTGCCAGATATGTCAACTATTACTTCCTACCGAGAACCGTTTCTTGGTGGGGGGTCTGTTGCTCTTTATATGGCACAGAAATATCCACATCTAAAGATTTGGGTGAACGACCTATACAATCCCTTGTATACATTCTGGTCTATTCTGCAGGAAAGACCGCAAGAACTTTATGAGATCTTGGTTGGATATAAAGAGGACCACAGCACTCCAGATGCTGCTCGTGAACTCTTCAATCAAATGAAGATTGAACTCAACCATAAAGAATCAGAGGACATTTATCGAGCAGCAGCATTCTATGTTATCAACAAATGTTCTTTCTCTGGATTGACTGAGAGTTCTTCTTTCTCAGCACAGGCATCAGATTCGAATTTTAGTATGAGGGGAATTGAAAATCTTCCTGAATATTCTAAGATTATTCAAAATTGGAAGATTACCAATTATTCGTATCAGCAGTTGATGTGTAATGGTAGAGATATTTTTATCTATCTTGATCCGCCATATGAAATCAAAGATAAGTTGTATGGTAAATCTGGGAACATGCACTCAACATTCAATCATGATACGTTCGCTAACCAATGTCAGCAGCACGTTGATGGAACGAATATGATGGTATCATACAATTCCAGTCAACTAATTCGTGATCGATTTACTACGTGGACTCCATATGAGTTCGATCATACTTACACGATGAGATCTGTTGGTGACTACATGGCAGATCAAAAAGACCGTAAAGAACTTGTACTTATCAACTATGGCATTCGATCAGAACTACCCCTTGAAGGATTACCTGAAGGCAATCAATCAGACGAAACAGAACTTGATGCGTGAGGATGATCCTCTCTGGGAGAAGAAGTATCCAGCATATATTGTCAATAAGTGCATGTCTCATCACATTGATACTATCATGTATGCTAATGAGATGAATCTCAATAGTAGCATTGATAACCAGTTGCAATTTGATTTTTATATAAATACTGTGAGATCGCGGCAGAGATTTTCTCCGTGGGGTAAGAAGGAAAAAGTAAATGACCTAGATCTTGTAAAAAGATATTATGGGTACAATAATGAAAAGGCACTAGATGCACTTCGCATTTTGACTTCTGATCAAATTGAATTTATTCGTTCCAAATTGAATACTGGTGGGAAACATGGATGATATTGAGATTTCTTGGGATAAAAATCAGATGGTGGAAGTCACCCTAGGTGAGCCTGACGATTTCCTAAAAGTTCGTGAGACACTTACTCGCATCGGAGTTGCATCTCGCAAAGAACATAAGCTGTACCAATCTTGTCATATTCTGCATAAGAAGGGGCAGTACTACATTGTTCATTTCAAAGAACTGTTTGCTCTTGATGGGAAAAAAGCAAACATTACTCAGAATGATCTGCAACGCAGAAACAGAATTATTCAACTTCTTTCTGATTGGGGTCTTGTAAAAGTAGTATCTGCAGAGTCTATTGAAGATCTTGCACCTTTGAGTCAGATCAAAGTTATCTCTTATAAAGATAAGGGAGAATGGAATCTAGAATCGAAATATAATATTGGCAAACGTAAACTTGCTACATCAGATTC